CACTTTCTATCATCTTAAAAGTATCTTGTACTGCCAATTTCATTTTAGGCGACAAGTCATCATAATTTTTTGAATCAAAAAACTTTCCTTGTTCCATTATAGTACTTGTAAAGGTACCTTCAACCATTACTTAACCTCTGGTACGTCTGCCGTTGGTGCGTCAGCTGTTGGTGTAAATTGTATTTCGTTACCATCAGTATCCATAATCTTATCGGTTCTATCAGCACTAGCTGTTACCGCTGGTTTTGGATCACTATGCTTTTCAGCACTTACTCCATTAAATACTTTACCTGCGATATCTACTCTTGCCTTATCTAGTGAAGAGGCAACTTTATCTCTTAATGCGTCTTTAAATGCTTGACCAGCGTCAGCATTTTTTCCTTTTTGTAGTAAGTCTACAAATTTTGATGTTTTACTTTCAGCCATTATTCTTCTCCTTTTTCCATTCCATCTATGTTCATTTGTGAAGCTGAAGATTGATATTGTTGCATTGGATCTGCAATAATACCATCTTTGATTTCTTTTCTAATTTGATTATCAATATCTTCAATCTCTCTATCATTTTGACGTAAGACTTTTTTTCTTACGTACTCTACTGAAAAATATTTACCAACATAATCTCGCATTGTATCAGCGAGTCTTATTCTTTCTAATAGCAATTCAGAATCTTTTAGTTCAGCAAAATGTCCATCTTGCAAAAAATCATACTGGATAATATCTCTTATTATCATCCAATCCTCTGCTGTAATCACTTGTTTTAAAACTAATTGAGTTCTCAAAATGTCATTAAATATTTCAGTAAATTTCTTTCTTAACCTTTGTACAAACTTTGTAAATTTAAGTTCATCTCTAGTAATTTCAGTACTTCTTCCTAGATTAAATCCAGATGAAGCTTCTAATCTACTTGAAGGAACGTTTAAACTTCTATAAAGTTTGCTTCTAAAGTATTCTATGTCAGAAATCTCACCAAGATTTTGTCCACCTTGTAAAGTAGTGATATCTGTTCCTCTACCACCTTCTCTACTTGGCAACCAAAAGTCTTCAAGCATTGACATATAATTTCTGTCATCTCTAATTTCTCCTGTGTTTGCGTCATAAACAAGCTTGTTTCTATATCTTGCCATAACATCACGGAGATATTGTTCAGCTTTGATTTTAGGTAAATTACCTACATCAATTTTGAATATTCGTCTTTCTGGTGCTCTTGCTATTCTGTATATAACACTTGCGTCCTCAATCATTCTTAATTGATTAACAGGTTTAATTGCCTTATGTAAATAAGATAGAACCATATTTTTATTTTGGTCTATCAATCCACTAGGACAAAATGCAATTGCGTCCGTAGCAATTTTTATTCCACCAGATGTTGTATTGGTTACACCTTTTTCATTGAATAAAAAATATTCTTGTATATCGTCTACAACACTTAACCCAAATGGTATAGGACCATCAGGTCTTTTCTTTCTTACTTCTCTAATCTTCTTAATTTTTCTAGGATCAATATATCTTAATTCTGTTATACCTTTTCTTGTCGATTCAGAATCAATTACTTTATGATAGTATAATCTACCATCTACATACCAACGTCTAAAGATATCGTGTCCTTTAGTTTGGAAGTTCATCAATCTTAAAACTTCTTTAAATTCGTCTTCTATTTTTCTTCGTACTTCTTTACCAAAAGGTAAAGCATCCAAATTTAAACGTATAGCGTCCTTGAGTTCATTAGCAACAATTGACTCGTTGATAATATCCTCAATTGCCATATCGCATTCGGGATGTAATGCTATTTCTCTATAACGTCTGATAAGGTCTTGTTCAGTCTTTGACTGACCTTCCATATCCAGGTACTGACCGTAGTAACCACCAGCGGCGATGGTTTGTGTGCCATCATCCGCTTGTGGTTGTGTAAACGATTGTTTTGGATCCTGAGGTTTTTTAGTCCTCGTTATAGAAAATCCAAATAATTCAGCCATAATTTATAATCTCCTTAAAACTTATAATACTATTTATAAGTAATTTTTAAGTAGTGGTATTACTTTCAAAGAAGTTGTAAGCAAAGGTTACGTCAAATTGCTCAATTCCTTCTCCAGCTTCGTCATATGATAATGCAATTGCACCTATAGCAGTTGGGAATGCACCTCTTAAAGTATAAGATTTAATAGTTGCTCCGTTTCTGTCTAATTGGTCAACAAATGCGTCTACTTGATAATCAGCAGGATTTGTTAATCCTTCGTTATCAGTCATATTGTTTATACCGTTTTGCCATCTTTCAAAAGCATTTCTTAATTTAAAGTTTGTGTCGTTATACACTTGGATTCCCCAAGGTGCAAACGATGGTCTGTCTCCAGCAACTTTAATTGTTCTTCCTCTAAATAAAACAGGAAGTTCATTTATAGTCATACCTGGAAGAGCAGCCGCTCTACATAAGAATGCTAGGTCTTCTATTTCTCCACCAACTTGTGCGTAACCTGGGAAAGGCATTACTACCTTAAATAGGTTCGCTCTAGCGCCGCCGCCAGCAAGTTTAGCTTTGAAGTCATTAATGTTTGCCATTGTTGTTCTCCGTTTCTATTCTTAGCCTGCGACCTCTTCAAAGCTAACACCTGTTCGTGTAGCTATGAATTGTAATGTGATAAAGTTGATACTTCTTGCTGGTTTAACAAAAATCTCAGCAACAAATTCGTTTCTATCAATTACTTCGCCTGTGTTGTTAGTTTCATCACACACTACTAAAAAGTCTGTGATACCTCTTCGTCCTTGTACTTCTCTTAAAAAAGGTTCTACAATGTTTCTAAAGTTCGCTCTTGTAAATTCATCATTGAATTCAAACAATTGGAATTTAGAAGCAGTTGCTATCGCCTTCTCTAAAGTTATAAACAGTCTTCGTACATTTATTCTGTCAAAAGCACTTGGTGTACTTAATCCAGTTTTATCTCCGAATAATACAGTACCTTGTCCTGGGAACGTGGTCACAGGATTTACTCTAGCTCTGTATAATTCATCTCTTTGAGATTGTGTTGGATTGAAAGCAAGTTTTACTGCACCTCTAACGATACCTCTGTTTAATCCTGCTGGTGAATACCAAGCGTCTGCAATTAAATCAGTTCTAGCAGATAATCCTGCCATATCTCCGTTAAGTGGTACGTATCTGTAAACATCGCTATATCTGTCGTACATATATTTGTATCCAGAATCAAAAGACACATAAGAAGATGAAGCGATTCCATTAAAGAAACCAACTACATTACTTTTTTGTGTATTTGAATTAGATATATTAACTACATCACTTCTCTCTGGTGAAGCAAAAACTATACAGTCTTTTCTTTTCTCAGCGATTGTGATTAAGTTATCAATATGAGTAGCGTCTCCGTCACCAGCCATAATTAAACCAACGTCTGTTGTTTCAGCGTCTTGGAATAATTCGTAAGCTGTTTTCTTTTGTCCAGTAGTAGCAGATGATCCGTTTGCACCATTTGATAATGATACATTAGATACAGAAGTTACCGCTGTATAAGTTGTGCCTGAAGCAGCTGTTCCCCAATTTGATCCTGAAGGATTGTGGTCCATCCAGTAAATGTAATTAGAAGATTTGTAAAGTACGTCAGCGTAATAATTATTATCGCCTTGAGCAGATTTACTATCTGAAGCTTTTGAAACTGCTTCAAATTTTTCTAATACTTCACCTTTTGTTCCAGAAATTCCACCATCTTCGTCAACAATAACAACGTGTAGTTCGTCATCACTACCGCCTCTTGCTTGAGCATAAGTTGATGTTCCAGGAGCTTTATTAAATAAATCATAATGTCTCCATCTTCGTCTTACTTGAGCACCGTTTGTTAGTACCTTATGTAAGCCAGATGAATCAGAAGTGCCATAATATTGAGGCTCTTCTTTTCTTACGAAGTTTATATCATTAGTTGATATACTAATAACTCTATATTCGTATTCGTCTCCAAAGTTTACTATGTCGCCAGCGCTGATTCCTGTACCAGATGTTACCGTCATTACTGTATCGCCGACTGTTGTGGCAGCGTCATTTACAGTAGTTTTGTTAACTTCTTCGTAAGCAGTAGCAGAAGGACAAGAAGATATAGATAAACTATTTCCCCAAGTTCCAGCTGTTCTACTAGCCCACATTCCTACAGAAGCAGAACCGTCAGCATAATTATTTTGGTAATCAGTAGTATTTTTTATAACAAACGCTGAACCTGATTCAGTTGCGTTTGATACCGATGTATTCTGTACACGGACAACTCTCAAAGCATTAGAATATTGCAAGAAGTTTGAAGCCGTAAACCAACCTTCAAAATTTGAAGTGTCAGGTTTACCAAACGTACTTACTAATTCCTGTTCCGAGCTGATTGATACAACTTCATCTAAAGGACCTTTGTGGAAACTTCCAGCGAAAGCTCCAGTTGAAGTTGATACAGCAGGAATTATTCTTGTTAAGTCTTTTTCCTGTACGAGAACACCTGGTGATACTTGAAATGCCATTAGGTTTTCTCCTTTTAATTAGCTAATTGTTTTGTATATTTTCGCATATTTTGTAAGTTTTCTTACAGCCATAGTCAAAATTCATTACTACAGATATTTATATATTCTTGACTTTACAACCCTTTTCTAAGAACTGGATACCATACAGTTCCATACTCATCTATCTCTTCTTTCATCTCTTCTGGTGTTCCATC